CTTATCCGCCATAGTTTCATTCTGGATTTCCTTCGGGGTTACCTCTTCCTCCCCCATGACAAGGACATGCTTCCAGAGGACAAGTTTGTGAAGCTAGAAGAGAATAGCCCCAACAACTACGGAAGGCTCTCTTTTGGGGTTGACCGCATGAGACCGCTACCTTGGGATAGCCAAGTCTGGTATGCCCAGCAGTGGACTCAGGAAGAATTGGACGAGGCTAAGAAGCGCGGACTGATTTAGCGTCCAGCGCGGATACGGGCCAATTCCTTCTCGCGTTCTTCGGCTGCTTTGATCATATCGCGGCGGGCCTTTTTCACAATGCGAGCGAAGTCTGTGTCATTGAGGCGCATGAGATAGAGCCATTCTGAAAGGGCGGAGAAGTAAAGCAGTCGCTGTTCTTCTGGAGTATACATTTCCATCTCGTCCCGATCCATCAGCATCTTGGTTTGAAGGGCTGTTTCTTTTGCTTGATCAAATCCGATATCAAACATGCCAAGACTCATGGCGTTATCGTAAGACTTGTAGCGATAGAATGGAGAACGCTCTTTGGAATACTTGTCAAATGACATAATCTCTCCGTTTTCATCTAGAACAGTCTCGCTTTCAAGCTGCATGCCAACCATGTATGAAGCGTAGTTAAAGGCTTCAATAACTCGGTTTTCAACAATCTGCGGGGTTCCTCCAACCAGCAAGTTGCCAGTGATGTCTGCAAGAAATTGACGCCAGTTTCTATCGGCCATCTCTTTCTGCTTCTCTTCGTCGGGTTCTTCCATGTCAACGCCAAGCATTCCGTAAAGGACTGCTGCGGTGCCGCCAGAAATAACAGGAAGGACAAATCGTTTTGTGGTATGGAAAAGGATAAGACCGCCAATGGTTCCAGCTAGTCCCCCCTTGCCGCCACTGGTTCCATTAAGTGCGTCTCTGGCATCAGAGTAAAGCCTCATGCGTTGCTGGATGGCAAATGAGTTGAACGGAACAAGCAGGGCTTTGGTGAAGTTTTCCCAGCCAGTTTTACCGCTTTGGGCAAATGTTGCCATGGATGTCGGGTCACTGGAACCCTGATAAATGTCGGTCATTTGCTCGGCATAAGCCGCCGCCTGCCTTCTGACGGGGTCTGTTTTGACAAGCTCGGCTTCCTTGGCCCAATCATCAATTTTGATGTCGTTCTTGTTTAACTCTCCTTCGTAGTAAGTCATCCATGCAGCAGAAGCTGCGATGAAGTCGGATTGCTTGAGAGCAACCATCCAGACATCAGCAATCTTTCCACCCTGCTCTTTGGCTTGTTCCCATTTGCTTTCGCTAAAGTAGCGTTCCATGCGGCTTTGATGGCCCTCCATCTGGTTGATGTATTTGTAACCAGCAGACGAATCTCCACGGCGTCCAATGGAAAACAGATTCAAAAGTTCTCTGGCTGCTTTTTGAGTTGATGGAGCAACGTTTTTGGCCAGAAGGTCTCCTCGCCCACCACTACCCAAAGCCGTAAGAAGCTGGTCTGGGGGCTGCTTGATCCATTGAAATACACCACCAAGCGCGATGCCCGTGCCAAGCTTTCTGGAGATAATGCTGAAAGAATCAAGTGCTTTTTCCAAAGCTCCTCCGCTTACAGATCCACGCCTTGCTCTGGAAGCCCGCAATCTATTTAGTCGATCCACAAAGAAGTCACGATTGGCTTTGTCGCCAAAGAACTCCACCGATTCTGGGGTCTTCATAAAGGCGAAGATCTGCTGCCAAGCAGTGTTGGTATAAGCCTTGTTAATCTGATCGGACAAGCTATTGAATGCGGCGCGCCGAAGATTGAATTCAATTTCTTTAGGGTTGCCGTCCTTGTCTTTAGGAAGCTTTGTATAGTCTTGACGCTTGATAGTGTAGACAGATTGCTTTGGTTGCAGCGAAATAGAATTGGCAATGCTCACATCTTCTGGGCCAAGAGCCAAAGCTGGGCCAGCCGAAGTGAAGGCAATCGGAAGATAGTTGGGGCTATCGTAGTTGTTTGCCTGATCGTTGAAATTCTCGTCAAACTGTTTAAGAAAGTCTTTGTATTTCGGGAATAGCACATCCTTGTACCACATCAACGAATCGTAGTTCGGGCGGTATTCGCGCTTCATGTTGTTCAAGATCTCTTGAACAGAAGCCCCATCAACTTTGTTTAGGATTGCCTCAACGCGATCTGCCATAGCCACACGGTCTTTCTGGCGCGACTCACGGGCATTGGCGATATATTCATTGATCAGGTTTCGGCGTTGCTGAATTGAAGTTGCTTCATCCTTGAACGGAAATTCTTGGATCAAGAATCCAGCCACACCTTCAGAAAGAATGCCGTCTTGATTGCGGGCTGCGTCACCGTATGTCTTTTCGTTGCCTTGGTGGAACTCTGCCATCAGATCTTGTATTTCATCAATGGTGTTATTGGCCTTGGTGAATCCCTCGTTCAAATCCAACATGCCCATCATCTCGTAAGCCTTGGCCATGAAGTCTTTTCCGAAGACGTTGCGGAAGGTGTCGGCCACCGATTGCAATTCCAAAGAGAAGTTGCGAAGGGTTTCCTGAAGTTTCAAAGATCCGAATGAAGGAATAAGAGGAATCCAAGCCTTGTTGCGTTGGATCATTTTTGAATCCTGTGCCGCCTTGCGAGCGTTCTGCTGACCCTTGGCTGTAGCCACAAAGTATTCCGCGCCATTGGTCTGATTGTTATAAATCATGTTGTTGGAAATACGGATAAACATTTGCCTCTCTTGTGTATTAATGGATTTCAAATCCACATTTAACATTGATTCAACAAGATTCTTCTGAGTATTAGTAAGCGCGGTTGTGTCGTATCCTCGCAACCCGTCTTGGGTTTCGATTGCTTTGTCTGTAAGGATGGACTCCAAGGCTTCGCGATTCTCCCTGCCTTCAATCTCTTCAATGATGTTGATAAGGCTCATCAACTCTGGAATGGTATTTGGATCAAGATCGTATTTGCGGGCCAATCTTTCATTGGTCTCGCGCTCCACCTCGGCCTGATCCTTAACAGACTCTGTTTCCAGTTGAGAAATGTATCCAGTGATTTCTTCATCTGGAACAACCACATAGTCAGGAGAACGCACATCCTTGAATCCGCGCAAGTAGTAGTTGATCATCTCGGCAAACATACGCGGATCATCCAGCTTGTTTGCTGCGACATTGCCGATCTGCTGGAGAATTAGACGCTGCGGACTCATGGCGACTTTCTTCTGTTTGGAAAGTTCCTTGGCGCGTTTCTGTGCTGCCTTGGCCTCGCGGAGATCGGCATCATAGTTGGCGTTCTCTACCACCTTGGCAGCGTATTCGACAAAGCTCTCCATGGACTTCTCGCTCGTCCAGATTACTTTAGCTGCACGTTTGGCTAGGGCTTGTGCCTGCTTCGGGCGCACGGGGCCGCGAAGTTCCATGGATTTGATAATCTCAACCACCTCATCTGCGGTGCGTTGCTGCTCCTGCTTTGCCGCACGATTGGCTGCTGCCTTTAGACGAATTTGACTTTTAAGCAATGCCTTTTCATCACCAGTAATCTTAACTGGTTTAACGCGCACACCCATAAATACATCAAAAAGGCGTTGCATGACGGGGCGCGGACGATCAGGATCAACTTCTTTTGGAAGTGTTACACCTTCGGGCAAGGCTTCCACCGAAAGACCAGTCTGGGTTTCAAGGAATGCCGTAGAGATGGACTGCTGGATATCGTATTGCTTGGCAATGGCGTTGGCCACCTTCTGGGCATTGGCTGGGGTAAGATTGGTGTTCTCTGAAATGAGATCTTGGAGTTGGCGGACATCTCCCCCTTGATCCATCCAGACAGAGGCTATCTCGCTGATCTTGTAGGTTGTCGGGCCTTTGGCCTCGGACGCCGCATCCACCTTGGCCATAGACTCCTTCATATTGGAAAGAGTAGATGCTTCGGGGCTCCCCTCGGAGAAGGTAGGGATAGCGTCTTCTCTGCGGGATTCGCGGACTTCTCCCTGCACGTTGATAAATTTATTGTATGCCTGTTTGAATTCGGCGTTGATCTCGGAGACGTTTCGGGCCGCAATGTATTCAGCGGCTCGGCGGGTCAGCTTATATCCCAGCTTGTTGGCCCATGCCTCAACACGCGCCACAGCACGTTCAAACCACTTCCTGCCCCTCCATCCTTCGGCTAGTAGCTCGACGGCTCTGGCGGCTTCCTCGGCGGTTCTGGCCTTCTCTGCGTAGCCCAACCTAGTGATGGCATCGTTGATTTCTTTTCTTTCTTTCGGGGTCAACCCCGCAACCAACTTATTCAATGCTCCATCGGCATTGGCGGATTCCGCAATCTCATGGTTAAGGACTCGCTCTATAGCAGTATCGTCTTTCAGGGCTGCGGCGTTTAGCTCAATGGCTACTACCTTCCCATCTCGGATGATGGTGCGGCCTTCAAAGGAGGCATCAGGCTCATTGACCACCGATACGATCCCACCTCGCCCAAATCCCAAAGACTCCAGCTTGGTCGCTACTGCTTCGGTCTCCATGCCAGCAGGGCGGCTGGGCATCTGTAATTTTGGTCTGCGAGACTCGCGAATCGTTGGGGGAGTAGGTGGGGGAGTTTCGGGCTTTTCAACAAAATCTTCTGGCTTGTATTCTTTGTCAGCAAGAGCCACCCACTCTCCGCTGTCCCTGCTCTTGAAAACTGACACATTAATACCAGTTCTGTCTGGCCCGCCGCGCTCCATCCATTCCAAGAGATCCGCTGTTGCTTTGGAGTAGAATCCGCCCTTACGAGTGGGACTCCACTTGATATCTACGGGCATCAGAACGCCAGTGCGCTCGGCCATGGCAGCACTCTCCACACCCTCTTCAGGAAGTTCAATGCCAACAAGCTGGGAAGGATCATAGGACGTTTTGCTCATGGGAAGGCGGGATACCGCTGTTCCCCCCAAGGAGGCATTCATTAACTGAAGTTTCTTGGCCAAGACAGCAGACCGCGAGGCATCGGCATCGATATCCGAAGCAGTAGCAAAAACGAAACGGTTGGGCTTATTGTCGTTTTGGATGGTCGAAGCCCTCCAGATACGACCCATGGCTTGGATAGTGGAGATTCCGCGATAAGGCGAGAACATGAAGATCTCTGTGCGGGGTTCGTTGCCCGTGGTGTCATCCAGATTGATGCCAGTGCCGCCAGATTCCACCGAAGCCAAAAGGACATTGGTGGGGCCAGCAAACTCTTTCTGGGCCTTCTGAGAGGTGGTGCCAGACTTGCCGTGGAGTTCGGTGAACTTGATGCCCTCCTTTTTGAGTTCGTCGCGAAGTAGGACAACGGGGCTGGGGATTATCCCAAGATCAACAGGATCACTCAACTCCATCCTGCCATCCATTCCCATGGTGGACATGCGCCCACGAATCTTCAGATCATTGATTCGGGAGAAGTAGATGACAATCTTGCGGCCAGCATCCAACTCGCGCTTGGCAATCTTGACGGCATCACCAATCTTGGTCAGTTCAGCCCCATACAAAACATATGAGTTCGGAGCCAGAAGCAAGTAACCCTGCGCTTGGAAGCTGGACATCTGAGCCAAGGCGTCCAAGAAGGGCTTGGCCCAAGGATTTTTCTCAAGATCGGTTCCCTTGACATCATGGAACTGAACATCGGTGCCTTCGTAAGATATCTCTCGCTTGATGAATCGTCCATTGTTTCCAGCCTCTGTCATTATTCCGTTGACCCACTTATACAGATTGGCCTTACGGTTCTTACCACTTGGCACATCGTAGTATTTCTGTTCAATGCTGCCAAAGCGGCGGGTCTTGATGACTGTGCCATTTTCCACGGCATTGCTGAGATATTCTTCAGGGCTATTGAACCCAAGCACCTTGTAGAGATAGGCAAGTTGATGGGGTTTGTCGGCGGGTGTGGCGGAGTAGAACGCCGTGCGTTCGGCCCTTCCGAAGATGTCTCTGAACTTAATTTGCCACTGTCCAAGCTCTGTTCCAGCCCGCTCATCAGGCATAGCGCCGAATGTGTTGGCGAGGTTCTGCGACTCATCAAAGATAACGATAGCGCCAGTGGGGATGTTTTGGCTGGTGACACGATTGTAGGTGGTAATGCTTATCGATCCACTGTCAGCAGGCTTGTCAGTCTCGGTCAGCAGATTAAGCGTGACTCCCATTGCCTCGCTATCTTTGGCCATGGAGCCTCCAAGGATAGGAGTCTTGCGTCCCTCCCAAGGTTTACCTATGGCGGCATTCTCGGTGACGATGACAACGGGCTTGCCCTGCTTGGCGTAATGATCGGCCACCGCGATGATTTGGCGCGTCTTGCCAACGCCAGCACCATCTCCGTTGAGGGCCACATTAAAGCGATCCATAGAGTCAATGACGGCATTGGCTCCGTCAACTTGGATCGGATACATTTGTGGCTTGAGATTAGGAGCAATGCGGTCAGGAAGATTGGCGCGAGGCGAGACAATGTCCACCATCTGATCCTTGGCCTTGCGTTCAGTCAGTTTGGGGGCTTTGGGTTTCGGAGCAACCTGTTCAACAGCCTCTTCGACAATCTGCCCCTCACGCCTAACCAAGGTGGAGACGGGGACTTGCTCGCCACCCTTTCTACGGGATTCGCGGTCTTCGTATGCTCGGATTCTGGCCCCCTCAAGTTCCCTGACATCAGCCATTAACTGCAACTCTGGGCTGCTGGTTCTGAGATAGTTGACAATGTCGCGAACCCTCTTGTTTGAGGGGTTGGTGGACATCAGCCAATCCACATAATTGGAGTCTTTGGCATAAAGATCATCCACCTTGATATCCCTGTATTTGCCAAATCCAACGGCTTGTTCCCCCATGGGGCCAGCGGCGGCACCCCGCAATGGGGTAGAAAGTTTGTCCCACTCCACAAACTCTGGAAGGATGGCAACTGTTTTGGCCCCCTCAAGATTTTGGAGATTCTTTCCAGAAAAGGCGACAGACAGGCTTTGTCCACCAGCAATATCACTGGCGTAGACGTTGGCCTTTCGGACAGCCTCATCGGGATCAGTCGATAAAATGGTGAGATATTGAAACGACTTGGCCCTTGGCGGAACTGGCTTGCCATCAATGAATTGGCGAACAAACCAGAGTGTGTAGAAGTTATTCTTCTTGGATATGGCAAGAACAGCGTCAGCCTTGTCAGACTGCTCGCTTGGAAGGATCTGTGCTTGTGGTATGGTGGTCATGGGCAGTGGGGTAGGTGCAGCAATACCCACTTGCTCAGACGGCTTTTTCTTTTGTTCGTTCAAAATTTCTTGCGCCACCTTGACAGATTCTTTTGTTGTGGGGGGAGGCGTTTCGGGTTCGGGCCTTGCTCTAGGCCCAAATCCCTTACCAGTAGGAAGCTGGGAAATGTCCGCGCCATAGCGCATACGAATCTCACCTCTCAAAGCCTGCATCCTGTCTGAGTTTTCCTTGGCTCTTACGGAAAGGGGGTCTGTCTTTTTGAGATATTCCGAAGGACGCTCTTCACCCCGTCCCGCCGCAATAAATTCGTCGGTAATTTTAGAGGACTCAGCCCGCAACCTATCCAACTCCTTGTTGATTTCACCAGCAGTCATTGTTGCTGTATCCTTCACCCTGCGGGGTTTGCGTGTTGGTTTGGCAACTTCTGGCGCGACAGGCTCTTCCGCTTTCGCCACTTCCTGCGGAGCGGGCGGCACATAGATGTCTCCATCCAGTGTCCAGCCTGCGGGCATACGCACACCTGTTCCCACTTGATCGACCCCGATACGAAGATTCTTCGCGATGGCTTCGGCTACTACTTCGTTTGCTCCTGTGTCGATTTGGATCTTTCGGGCTTCGGGGTTCAGCCTTGGGCGTTCTGCTTCGGGCAACGCCGCCAACCCCGCATCCGTAAGCACAGGTTGATCTTTATACACCTCGACCAACCCTGCCTCCACCAAAGAAGGGATATCTTCTGGGGCTTGTTCTGCTCTTGCTACTCGGCGTAGAGGTTCAAGATTCGGGGTTTCAGGGGTCGGGGTTACTTCGGGAGTTGCCTCGGCGGGAGGAGTCACTGCGGGGGCAGCTTCGGCAAGCGGGCGGATCTCCGTGATCTGGTTGCCGATATGGGTAGAAGATGTTCCGTCTTCTTTGTAAAGTTTTTCTACGGGGCTTAGTCCTGTTTCGGGATTTCGCTGTGCCGTATAGGAGTTAATCACTGCATTGTTGCGGCGATCCACGGTAGCAATCGTGGGTTCTGCATCTGCTGGGATCTGCGCCGAATCCGAAACAGGAACAAATTGATTGTCTTGGATGTATCCAATTCTGGTAGAAGTATTACCAGCGGTAGACTGCATATCCTCCATTATGGAGCGGCTGGCTTCTGGCTGGACAAACAATACCGAATGAGGCTCAAAAGTCTGTCCTTGTCCCACTCCTTCAGATTGTTTAGTGCGAACAGTTTTGCCTTCGGGCGTCACCTCATAGGTGCTTCCTTGGGCTGTGGTAAATCCAGCTACTGTCGGTTTTTCAACAGGAACGGCCTCTGTGGGCGTTGGAATCGGAGTGGGCGGCTCCTCCTTCTCTACGATTTCTGGAGTCTCTACAGGGGCTACTGCGCCTTCGGGAGTGGGTTCTACGGGCGGGGTGACGGGAACTGTCGGCTCGACCCCGACTCCTTCTTCTTCTAGTTCTATTCCTGCTGCTGCGGTAGCTTCTTCTTGGAGACGGGCTACTCGCTGTTCTGGGGTTTCGGCGGTCTCCTCGGCTTGGGCTTCGTTAATAACTTGATTAGCCTGTTCACTAACCACCTGTGCTGTTTCTGGAGCAACAGGAGCGGCTTGTTCTGCAACCACTTTAGTTTCGGCGGCTTGTTTGGCCTTGGTAAACGGAGCAGCCACCCCAACTGCGGCAGCGCCAGCACCGCCACCAATAAGCGCCTCGCCAGCAATTTCTTTCGGGCGAAGATCAAGTCCTTGCTCGGTAAGGAATGTTTCGCCAATCTGTTGGACTGCGGCCTGACCACCTTCTGGGATACCTTCACCAATAAACGACTGCGAAATGCGCTTGGCAAGCCCGCCAGCCAGTTTGTCCCCATTAGGGAGATATCTAGCGCCAATGGCATTAAGCGCACCACTGGCTCCTGCTGTAGCCCAAGCCCACCCAAGATCATCGGCATTGGGTTGCTCGCGCCCTTGATTGGCAGCACGTTCACGCGCCACTGGCCCGACAACCTGACTCATTTCAAATAATGCAGGGCCAATAAATTGACCAGCAACAGCACCAGCCACCGTTCCCTTTGGCCCGACTGCGGTTCCAACTATACCGCCAAGCAATCCTCCTGCGGCCCTTGTTCCAATAGCGCCAGCAAGTTGACCAGCCTGTTCGACAATTGCGCGAGGCAGAAACTGAGGAGCAAATCCGCCAATTTGGAACTCTCCTTCTTGAGGCTGCATGAATCTCTGTGCCGCTGGAACATAGCCTTTAGGCTCCTCGATTGCCCCCCGCAATGTCGCCCCCACTTCGGGAGCGCCCAATACTTCGGCTGTCTCACCCATTGCCTCAAGCGGTTGTCCAATAGCTTGCTTGAGAGCTTGTGGAACTTGGGCTATTTCTTCAAAAATAGAAGTGCCAACTGGAACCTGTGGCTCGACTGGTGTTGGCCTTGCTTCGGGCTGCTCTACTTCGGGCTGTTCGGAGAAAAATCCCGAAACCTCATCCAATGAATACCCAGCATCCTTGGCTTGTGTAAATCTATTATCTTGCTCGGATGCAAATCCCCAGATTTCATCATCTGAGTAACCAGCATCCCGCGCTTGCTTGAGTTTATCGGCGGTAAAATTCATTGCCCAACAGGATTATCGACCGCCAAAGATATCACCCAATGCGGGTCTTTGTCCAGTTGTTCCTTGTTGGGGTTGTGGGGCGGTTTGCCCGCCGCGCTGGCGATTTAAATTGTTGATCTCATCTTCAAGAATACCTTGATCGGCCAATGCTCCCTGAAGCTGTCTTTGTGTGGCTTTGTCGCTTGGACTTGTTTCAAGAAGTTTTTGGTAGCGAGCAACCTCACCCTTGATTTTAATAACGTCTTTTTGGAGATCGCTTATGGTTCCTGAAATAGATTTCTTTTCCTCTTTTGCTTCGGCCTCAACACCCTTCATCTTTTCTCCCTCTGCATACTTTTTGCCGATGGCCTCATTCGCCGCAACATAATCAATTTTTCCATCTTTGGTGAAATCAGCAATGCTCATTCCGTATGCGCCAAGATCTTTAGCTATGGTTGCTTTAGCCTCCGCATCGGCTTTTGCTTCAGCGGCTAATCCAGTCATTTGTTTTTCTTGATATTGAAGCGCCCTTTGCAACAGATCTGGAACAACTTTCTGAACTGTTGGATGTTCTGCTCCTTCCATATTTAAAAGATTGTAAAGTGCTGACACAGCATCTGGATCTGTTGGAAGAATCGGTGCGGAAAAATTTCCGCTAGGAAGAGGGACGCCACCGCGAATGGATTTCAGAATAAAGTCAGCACCAGCTTGGATTTTTTGATTGTTTTTTTCAGTTATTTCTGATGCTTCTATTTCTAAATCTTGATCTTTTTTAAGTCGGGCCTCTTGCTGCTCCATCAGAGCAATCCTTTTTTGCTCTGATTCCATTTGTTGAGCCATTTTTTGTTGCTCAATCATGTTCTTGTATTGCTCATCCCATTCCTGCTGCATGCGAAGACCTCTGCGGGTTGTGGCTTCGGGGCGTTCTCCCATTCCCCCATAAGCTTTTGGAAGATCCATTGGATCACGGCGACCAGCCATAACTTCAGAAGCAACCCAAGCATCTTTTTCTGCTCGTGTTGCCATGGGAGATATTCCTCTTCCAGCTTCAAATCTTTCACGTTGTTGTGTTCCCAATGGAGAAAGTCCTGCTTCAGCATAGGCTTGGCGCGTTTCTCCAGAAGCAAGCGGAGAAACCCCGAATCCCATACGCTCCCTAATAATATCAGTAGATGTTAGCGGTTCGGCCATATTACGCTCTTTCAAAAATCCTCCTACGCTGCTCATCTGTTATTGTAGATGAAGCAAGACTTGAAGCGGCTGGCTGCGGCCCGCCAAGTCGCGATCCAATTCCGCTACGATTAGCAAAAAGAGAAGGAGCTTGAGCCAACGGCCCGCGAAAATCAGGAGCCTGTCCGACAGATCTTTGCATTGCGCCAAATCCAGTAGATGCCAAAATGGGGGCATTGCGCTCAACTCTTTGAGCCACCGCTTCTTGAGATTGTGGGAACAAACCAACAAGCGATTGACCGAATCTTCCTTGTGGCGCTGGTGTAGCAGCAAATCTTGGGCCTCGGCTTTCTCCAAATTCCCTCATGGTCTGTGTGTAGTTGCTGGCAATTTTTTGACCAGCATTTCTCATTTGTGCAAGCAGTGCCTGTTGCTGTTCGGGTGTTCTACTTCCTCCAAATCCAGCATTTGGTTCTGATGCTTTCATTGCTGCTAAAGAAACCCCAGAAATGTCTTTTGGAGTAAATGTATTTCTTCCTTGGTTTCTAGCCTGTTCGGTTGCTCTAGCAATAGCAGAAATATCTCCAGTTGCTTTAGCGGCTTGAACCAACGGGTTTTGACTCCAGTCTGAAATTCTAGCAAAACCAGCCATTGGTCGAGATGCTTGTTCTGTGGCACTTGATGGCAAGATTGGTTGAGTTGTAGGTTGTGCTTGACTCTGAACTGGCATGGATAGGGCTGAAGAAATCTGTTGAGGTGCGGCAGCAGAATAACTAGAAAATGGAGTTTGTGTTTTTGTTACATCAAACCTTGGAAGGCCAGCCGTTGCAGCAAAAAGTCCATAGTTATACGGTTGACTTGCTGGTTGTGGAGCGGGCTGTGGCTCGTTCCCCATTCCAAACATGGAACCAAACACAGGGCTGGTTCCCATAAGTGGCCCCTTATATTGAAGTTGCGAGAGTGATGCCCCAGCAGGCGGAACACTAACACCAGCCATGGTTGGGGGAGGGGTTCCAACAGCAGGAGTAAATGCCTGCATGATAGACTGTCCAACGCCGCGCAAAAAATCTCCAGTGCGTTGTGATGAAGGAAAAAGCGGCTTTCCTAAAATGGTTGGATTAAAATCAATGGCCATAAAATCAAGTCATATTTACGAGTCGGCGGGTTAGCCAAGGAGCAATTTGCATAACTCCTTCTTGCCCTGCGTTATACTCTTTTAGTTCGGCGTTGAGAAGGAGAATCGCTCTGTCCATGTAATATTGTCCGCGCTCGACATCGGCTTTTTCTTCGGCGTTAAGTGCCATAAGACCCAGCTTGATGGCCTCCAGTGAGTCGGGGTAGAGGGGGTCGTTGTCACTAATAGCCCAGCAATGTTTGCGTTTGAAGATGCCTTGGACGGCTTCCCAATTGCGATCCACCAGATAACGGCGATAGCTTATAGCCCGCTCCCCCGCCTCATACTTGGCCAAGGTGGTCGCTCCCGCTGATAGGGAGATAACGCCCGTGGTAGGGGTTTTCTCGACAGAATAGATCTCTTTGAATGTCTGAGATGTGGTTTGTGTTCCGTCTCCAAGGTCAAGACGAATTCCCTCCACTCGTTCTCCATCCACTGTAGAATAAATTTTATTCCCATTTGAGTCCTTTCCGCGAATCCAGATATAGCTTCCTGCACACTCTGTTTCACTGCTAGATAGGGTAAGTGCTGATGCGGTCTCAATGTCCCGAAAGGTTACAAAGCCTTCGCCCATGTCTTGAATCGGGCCGTAGTATTTCTCGTCGGTCTTGCGGATGCCGCGCCCTTGGGGTAGATACTGATACCATTCGCTTTGGACTGCGTTTGTTTTATATCCAGATTTACCCGCCCGAATACAGGTCTCCAGATGGCGAGGGAGAGTGATAAACTTATTATCGTTGGCGTCCTCGTAGGCCGTTATTGTTGCTTGTACCAGAGTACCAAGCCATTTACCCTCGCTCAAGACCCTCTCGCAGAAGCGATTAATATTATTACGGAGTTCGGCGTCCGCATCAAAACCCGCCAGATCGGGAGGATCGGCAACAGGTCGGACGGACGCAGGAATTCTCTCGCAACAAAGCCCAAGGGAAAGACTCGACATAATTGGCAAAGAAATTACCACCTTCGCCACAGAAGGTCAATAGCGGATTATTGCTTGAAAAGTAAATCCGCCGAAGCCCCACTTCCAACCCACGGCAAAAACTGTTTAAGATCTTTTACGGGCCACTCCGTATTACTTTGCAGTCTCTCCCAATCCTCACAGGCATTATCGTATCCACCTTTGTATATACGTTGTTTCTGGGCCACTTGTTGCGGGGTCACCCATGCCATATGAAGGATCTTGCCTACCGTCATGGAGGTCTTTCCACGATCTAGAAGCTTGCCCTTATTCCCGTTGAAGATCGGGGGCTCATGGCGCTCCATCCAAAGCCCAACACTATACCGCCAAGCCCGAATCCACTCATTCTTCCTATTTCCATAACCATCTGTAGATGTGGATTTTACGTTAGGGCCAAGCATGTAATCCATTTCAAACTGAGCGGTATTGGTTTCGGGGTTTGCGGCGAATAGTTCGACTAATCTCCGCATCTGCTCTTCAGTCCATAACTCGTCGCTATCCATTTGAAGCAAGACCCCATCTTTTTTAAAGGCGGTCAACGCCGCATTGATCATCTCAGTCTTCCCGCCCCACTCTGGTTTGGAATTGACCGTGATTCGGGGATGGGATGCTAGGGCTTGCAGGAATTGATGGGTGCCGTCATGGGAGACTTTACCAGTTTGGTTCCCCATCCAAGATGTGTCCTTCTGGGGCATCGCCGCCCCCTCCACAATCGACCAATGCCAGTCGGTATCCCTTAATCGGCAAAGTTCGGCAAACTGCGCCCCGATCCACGGAGAACCATCAAGAACAATTGTAAATATGTTGAGGGTCACAACCCGTCCCAAAGATCTCCCTGACCCAACTTATCTAGATATTCTCCGAAGGTAATTAGCTGTTCTTCGTTATAGATATAGTCGAATAGATGATCTCTGAGTCGATCTTCGCTATCTAATCCAAGCTCAAAGCACAAGGACTCAAAATAGGCATCTTGAACCCGCGAGAGTTCGTTGATGAAGTCTTTGACCTTGAAGATACTATCGTCTGGATGTGGTTTCATTTTTCTTTGAATCCACCCTTTTTACTCTTCATCTTCTTATAGACCTTGGGGTCGATAGTGGATTTGGATTTCGGGCGGCTAGTGCCAGCTTTTTTCCTTGCGTTGATATTGTCGTATAGTCCTTTTTTCTTCATAGTATTATTTTCCTTTCTTAACTGATTTGCTTCCTTGGCATCCCCACTTTTTGCGGGAAAGACTGTTGGGAGAGTTGCGGTCTTTGCGCCAGTCTCCTTTGATTTTGTTACTACGGGCACAGTAGGCATCGGCGCGGGGGCTACCAATGGGGCCAATCTTGCTTCCCTTCTCTCCGTATTTTACGGTCTTCTTACGCCCTGTTTCAGGGTTGGTTACAGTTTTGCTGAATTTCTTTTTCATTTTTTTAGGTTTCTCCAGTAGTTGCAATGGCCTCTAACACGGCAGTAGTTCGCGCAACGTTTATCTTCCCCAAGCCGTTCCTCAACAACACCTCCGATACTTTTGGCGTGAGACTCAGCCTGTAGTCGGTCTTCGTAAGTCCCATTGTTAACCGCTCGCTTTGCTCCCTTTTTTGGGAGGACGGCATAGAGGTCTGGAACGCGCCAGCGTTCGGATTCAGTGCAGATCGGTATCTGGTCATCGTGAAGGTCTTTTGCTTGTTGGTGGAGTGTAATGCGGCTTTTGATATATGCAAACGTTTCTTCGGGCTTCCATGCATCCAGCTTGATTTCCACAATTGCACACTTTGGATAGTCAGCTTTAATCTTGGAGTCCCGCATTCTCCAATCTTTCATTACCAAGATGATGGCTGCGCGTTTCACTGGATAGCCATTGTGTTCCAGTAGCAGGCGGTTGACCGCCGCCTGTGCCGTCCACTCAAACCTGTCATCACTCATGGCCTTGTAGACGCTACTCACCTTGTAGTCATAGAGGACTTGCTCTTGCTTGTCATAGAGGTCGATCTGGCCTCCGAGTTTCACGCCGTCAACATCCAAATATAGCCTCACTTCTGCCAAGTATCTTTCGGGGTTGCGTTTGGCGATCTGCTCCAAAACATAATGGTTGGCAGTCCCCAGCATTGTCCACACGCGATCCGAAGCATCTTCGGTGATGGTGTCGGCATGACGTTTCATCAACTCCCGAATCTTTGGAGGTTGGAAGAGGCTCGTTGTGGTGATGTCTGCCTCCCCCGCCGAATATGAAGACTCGCTCACCAAGTCAACGAACGGCTGGGGGAGATTGAATGTATTAGTGACAGTCACTAGCGTTTCTTTTTCTTTTTGCTCATGCCAGCCTCGCTGAGTGCGATGGCCACAGCCTGTTTCTGGCTGGTAACTTTCTTACCAGAACCGCTTTTGAGTTTCCCGCTGCCATACTCGCGCATGACCTTACTGATCTTTTTTTCTCCTTTGGATTTCTTCATATACTATGCTGCTATTTCTAGTTGGTTGTTGTTGGTTGGCTTCGGCGTTTCGACGCCCAAGAGTTTGCAGAGGTATCGGATATGGAAGCATTCTTTGCGGAAGTGATAGCCTGAACAAGTGCAGGAACATCCTGTGATGTCTCCCGCTTCATCGGTAGTGAACTCCACCAAGTAGTAGTCTTCGCGATTAGACCGACTTTGAACGAGGAATGATCCTTTATCATGCGACAGAATTTCGATGCCGCGCTCTCGCTCATCAGTCATTCGCTTGAGGATTTTTCAAGGATTCGGCCTTGCTTGCCCCGAAGCCAAGTTGTTCGGGCGTGTATGCCGTGATGGGCATTGCTGAAATATGGCCTTGGCGATCTGCCTGAATGAAGAGGGTGGTTGCAATTCCCTGACGATGCTGCTCTGGAAGGTTGAGTTCCACCGCAATATCATTGGCCTTCTTGACGCACAGACGCATCAGGTTTGCCGCCTGACAGAGGAATTGCTTGGCGTCCTTGTCTGGATGGGATGGGGCTGTAATAACCTTTTCTACGGGCTTCTGGAGCGATTGCGGGGTACTCTGGGCTGCGGGCAAGCTGGAAGCGGGCACCCCAGCAGGCTGGATCTCCATGGAATCAGTCTTTTGCTTGGAATTGCCAGAGGCAATAATGACTACCGACTTACCGACATATTGTTGGAATTTCGATGCAATGTCCTTATTCTCAGTAAAATACACATGGGCTACGCCATCAACAATCAATTCGATAACGCACAACGAATTGTTCTTCACCCATTTAGGGGGCGATTTAACTGATACGAGCTTCGGCCCGTTTTTCGCGAGCGTGAAATGTGAGAGGATTGGTGCTTTGGGTTGGTTGGATTGATATGCCATATAGGTAGATGTTCGTTATATCCGACAACCCAACCTGTCAAGCGTTCAAAAAAAAGCGGGGCCGAGTTTTTAGCCCGACCCCGCTCCACACACACATTGAAAACAGGAAGACGAATGCCTTCCATTAGTGAATCTAGCAAATTTGGAAAATCATGCAAGGCATTTTTGTGCCCTTTTTCCAATTTTCTTTTGGATAAAGTGGTTGAAGGTTTGTCCAGTGGCAAGCCGTCTTTTGTTGCTCTGGATCAGTAAGATCAAAAGAAGCAAGTGGGCGAATGTGGTCTATGTGAAAACTGTTTGGCCTATCCCAAGCCATGCCTTCACGAAACTGGCTTTCAATGTGCTTGCGAAGAAACTCATAAGAACACCCTATTAAATCTATTGTTCTTGTTGATTTTTGAACGTTTGCTTTTTTTATTGAAATTCGTATTCGGCTTCTGATTCTAGAAGATAGAGCAAACTGAGGGTTGGTTTGATATTGTTTTTGCTCATATTTTCTCCGTCTTTCTCTAAATTTATCTTTGTTTTTTTGGTAATAAATAGCATGCTTTTTTTTAATTTTCTTGAAATTTTTTTTGTAATATCTCGCTTTTTTCTCTTTTATTTTTTGCTTGTTTTGGGGATCTTCTCTCCATGCTTTCTGTTTTCTGTTAAACTCTAACTTATTTTTTAAATATCTTTCTTTGTTCTGTCTTAAATATCTTTCTCTATTTTTGGGAATTTTTCTATATTCTTCCCTTGTTTTTTTTGTTTTTTCAAATGCTTCTGGAGAGAGCCACTTTTCGTATATTTTAATAGCCCCATTCTTGAGCTTTCGTTTTTGATATCTATAAAAAATTCTTCCATCAGATGGCCTAATAAATCCATGTTTGTGTTTTTCAGAATTTTGAGTAGTCATGTTTTATGGAAATAACATATTTTGAAAATATTGCAAGAAACAATCTTGATAGTAATGTTTTTTTAAAGTAGATTTATCTCTTATGGCAGAACAACCAGCTTTAAACCGCTCTTATGTTATATCTTATGCGGCTAATGACAGGAATTTCGCGGTGGTTGGAATTCGCCTTGATCCACGTGTTGCGGGGTATCGGGTGCCAGAGGATCTAAGCCCGCACCCAGATTCTAAACGGTATCCTAACCATGTCTTTACAGGCTCCCAGCCCTCCAATGGGGATGAGCGGGTTACCCATGTCTACGAGATCCTCCCTTCTCCTTGGGTTCCTTTTACCCGCTATGATGATGATCTAGGCCCGATCCAAGGAAGACGCAGGGCGGTCAAGAACGAGAGCCAGCAGGCCGATCTAACATCTTCTACCAAGATCTCCTACGAAGGTCGCGATGGTTCGGCAATTGTTTCAAATGAGATTGAAGAGACTTGGTCAATCAAAACCGATGAAGATGGCAATTCTCTTTTCCCTCTAAAAGATCGGGATTTTTATGATGCTTCCCGTGGAGCCGTCCAAGAACGCCGCCAACTCTTTGTCCCAACAGGCGAAGAAGAGGGAACGCTAGAGAATGTCAACGGAGTCATCACCCAAACCTCCTACGAGCCTTACAACGAATTTCTTTCGGTTAAGGTTGTCCAGACATACAAAGTGGATGGGCCGCAATTGGTTGGCAATGTTACCGACGAGGCCAAACAGTTGGTTACGGTTACTACCCAGCGCAAGGGATCAGACGGGTATGTTCCTCCTAGCCCCAGCGCCACAAAGACCGTTGAGGTAACTAGGGAAGACGCCGAATCCTTAATTGAAAGGGTGGTAGACACGCCTGAAGTTTTTAGCGCCCAAGCCTATCGAAAAACCAAGGAAGATTTGACTCCTCAAAAATTCAAAGCAGCGCAGGAAGATCAAGTTTTTGAACAAACTATAGAAGGAACGGCCAATCCAAATATTGTTTTAGCAACTGGCGAATTTGTAAAATCAGAAGAACAAGTCAATAAATTTACCAAGAGGGTATCCGTTACATCGCGTTCAATAACTTCTGCCGTAACACTTTTAGAGAAAGTTCTGACTCCTCAAGGTCAAATAGCAAACAGGATTCTCACTCTTGCTTCGGTAGATCAATCTTTTGTTCCTTCAGCGACCATGATTGATGCCAGTGTTGAGGCGTTGGGAGACGGAAGAACAGTAAAAACAGAAGTAACCGTTCCTAATGTTTTCAACGCAAGAACCCTTTCAGCGGCGAAGCCAGATGTTATTCCAGAACAGTTCCAAGCGACGAATCCTATTTTAACCACGCAGGAGATTGTTGCCCAATCAAGCGTTTCAATGCCTTCGTTGGGTTCCACCGATCTTGAAAAAAGGGAAGAAAGAATAGGAGAATTTACGGTTCGCAAAACATCGGCAACAAGAAGTATAACATTTCCAACTCTTCGTGGCCAAGAATACGACCCTAGTACAAATATCATAATAAAATTTAATGAAAAAATTGTTCCGTCAGGAAGCAGCCTTGGAAGACCAGCAACAATTGTAGATCCTATTTCTCAAGATTTTGATCTGGTAAAAGAATTTGATTTGGCTTCTATTCAGTCAGAGCTTAGTTCTATTTTATTTGAATTTCCAACAAGATCATCTTTGTCTCTGCCTCCAGTTTTAAAGGGCGTAACGGTAATTTATAATGGATCTGAAGAAAACGCCTCATATCAAGGAATTGGAGGTGTCAACCAATTTCTTGGAAGTGGATCTATTTCTGACTCTGCAAGCGCGACCGCATCCGCTTCGGCAAAGGCCGATATTTCCATAGAAATGGAAGATGTTTTTGCGAGCAATATCCCAACAACAAGTTTTGTGTTTTTTTTAAAATATCCTGTTACTCTTAATAAGATTCTTGCAAAAGTCGGAGCACAACAATGGCCAGTATTTAAACCTAAATCTCATACAATTGTTGCAAGCGGAGAATCTAAATCGGTTAGAGTGTCCGCTTCTGGAAGTTGGTCTTCTTCTGCTGTTCCAAAATCTGCCGCTGCTGGGGAAGAGGGAATTACCACATTTCAATTCACAAAACAATCTGGATTTGGATCTGGATATAGTTTAAGTAATAATGTTTCTATTGTTAATATTCCTTCGTGCCTCCATGGAAACATCGGAGTTCAAGAGCAGGGAAGTAATACTTATTCTGGAGAAGCAACAATTAACTTCAATTGGGGAAATTTGGGAATTTTTCCAAACACATCAAAATCAGTAGAAGCTAAAGCAAAATATTATGCCGATCTTGGCGCAACAACCCCAACTGATATACCAAGAGCGGGAAAATACTTAATTGATTCAAGAGTTGAAATTTATCAGTACGGATTTGCCAGAGTTTATGCCGAAGTTTTAGATGCTTCTATTTTTGCATAAAAATATTAAATAAAATGGAAGAAAATAAAGATCAAAACTCTTCGATTGACCGCAGACTAGAACGCGAGCAACAAAGATTTTCAAGACGGCTTGAGCGTGATATGCGGCGTAAAAGCGGATTCCATTCTAGCACCATTCGTGCATTGGAGTCTGAAAAAACCGCACAATGGGCCAATAAAATTTACGCAGAAAAAAGCGCACAAAATGCAGCGATAAATATCGGGAATGGCTTACGCCCCGCCGCATCAATGCCATCGTATAACTCCTCAAGCACATCTGGCCTTGGTGGAGGAGCAGAGTCGCTTAATACTGGCAATAATTATGCGACAGCAGGGAGTTTTGGCTCAGAAATAAATTCTCAGAAAAAATCTACTGATACCGATAATGGATTTTATACAGTTTTTGTTTGTGTTGGTGGCGTGGCGAAACAATTAGACGTTTATGTTAGAAGTGATCCGTATTAAATTTTCGGTCTAACAAAGTTCATTGTTTTAATAGTCCCTCCATCTTTGACCCTTTTCTTTTCACGATCAAACTTCTCCTCGCTGATCATGTTGCGAATTCGGGAATTGGACAGTCCAGTAATTTTCATTACTTGATCCACTGTTTTCCATCCATCAGCGTTCATCGCCTCAATGGTAGTGTATTCGCTGTTGTCTTTAAAAGACCTCCAAACATCGTCCCACTGGTTGACTACAATTTTAGAAGCGGGCTTTTTTGCTCTATTAGTTTTGCTATGTGCTGTTTCCATGAGAATGTACCTTTGTCTACGGTGAAGGTGAGGAATCCAAAGTCTACTTTGCCCACACATCGGCGGGCTCCGAACTTGCTGCCTGCTCCTTGGAGGGCTGGGGTGGTCATGGCAATCCAGTCATGGCCTCCGCAGAAGTTGTGGTAGTGGACATGGGAGCGCAGGATGACGTTGGCTTTGTGTTGCTCGCCATCTTCAGCCAGCAGCACATTCCACAGCCTGTCCTTGGCCACTGCTGTATGGCGCGTATGGGGGAGGCTCCCGCTTCCTGCTGGGTGGTGTTTGAGATCGAAGACGATTCCTTCGACTTCAATCCAGAGTTGGTCGGAGATGGTAGCTCCCACTCGTTCTGCGATAACATTCTCCCAATCCTCTCCGTCTGAGGAACTCACATGGTAGGGAGTGCCCCTTGAAATTGCTATCTTGCAGTTCTTTGTTTTCGGGATTTGACGGATGATCTTTACGGCCATATCCGCCTGATCCTCCATATCGGGGGCTAGAAGCTCCGTAGCCCCGCTTTTCTTCCCCTTACCGTCCACCAGATCTCCGTTGACAAAAACGATGTCGTAGGGGCCGTTGCGGGCAATCTCGCGGGCATACCATGTCCAGTGGGCTTTGTTGATTTGCGCCCAGAGCGGGATTTCCCCGTTTTCATCTTTTTCGGGCAACCAGCCTGTAGGGGTAAGCCCAACACGATGGCCGCAGTGAAAGTCCGAAAGGACTGCTATTTTTTTGCTCATAGAGAGGTTGCTTGGTTGCAAAGATCTAAACACCGCGCATAGCCTATAATGTCTACACAACTATCCTTATGACGGGGTGAGTTGGTGAGTCTGGAAAGCTTGACCGCAATCATGCACATGGCGATTTGTTGCGGGGTCACATTGGTTCCAAGGATGGCCCCCCACATCTTGGCTTGCTTGGTAAAATCTTCAATCGGGCTTCCGTAGTCGGTCTGGCGATCATAGGAAGTAAGACGTTTGGCAATGTCGCACACATCTTCTTTGTCCAATCTAACCATAGATGGGTAGAGACGCAAGGGTTTTTCTAGCCATTGGGCTACAGCAACTTCCGCTCTGGCTCCTTTGGACTTCTCCCACTTGGGAAGAAGAACCAACTCATCGCATTCAAAGACCGCATCAATATCTCTTCGGGCACAGTCCTCAATAAACTTGCTGTCCATTTGGGAGTTGTGGGGATTTAGCCCTAGCTCCTGATCCATCCTTGCGGGGTTGATAACTTTGTGCCCCGCTTTCAATAGGGTCTCTTCGGCCTCAAAGAATGCTGGATGATTGAGTTGTGGAATGCCGCGCATGGCCCCACAGATGTATACTGTAGTCATGTGTTGTGTTTAGTTAAAATGGATAGACCGACTTGCCATCAAATCGTTCAAAATTTGGCGAATCTCTTCAACAGTAGCGTTATTCCAATGAGGATAAGCATTGTGCTTAAGATGATTGCGTAGCTCGTTATCAAGGTCATTAAGAACGCAATACATATCACCCGCCTTAACTGCTTGCTCAAACTCAACCTGTTCTTCGGGCAAGCTGAAGGATAGTAATCCATTGGCCATATTAAGAATCTTTGATAACCTTCTTTAAATCGCCGTCATCCAAATCATCATCATCGTCATCTTCTTCCGATTGCCCGTAAAGGATATCATGGATGTTAGAGACCAGTCCTTCAATGGCGTAATCATTGCCAAACTTAATGAAGGCGTTCTTTGTTTCCTGTCCCTCTTCAAATGTGGCCACAATAAACCCAGAATCGAAATATTCAACCAGATCTTTCGATAGCTTGTCCAAGACCTTTTGGAGCCTTTCGTCGTGGACGGCCATAGACTTAATCGATCTGTTCTTTGCAGTTGCGGCATGTCTTGATTATTCCGACATGGGCAACGTGGATTTGTTCAATATTATTTGATCCGCAATAGTAGCAAGATTTTGCTTCGGGCTTGCGGTAGACTTTTTTCTTGCGGGGTTTTGCCTCGTCCTTCATTACGCTTTCGATGGATTGATTCTGATGTAATTTCTTACCAGTGAAGGTGTTCTGGTTTTAAGCCAAACGCCATCACCTGAGTTGCTATCCCTTGTTCCGCGCTGGTTGGTATTCCCTTCCACACACTGGAAATTGTTTTCTCCAACCTTGACCACAATTCCAATATGTGAGAAGTCAAAAATCACCAGATCACCAACTTGGGGTTTGGCTTTCTCTGTCAGAATCTTGGTAGTTGCAGGGCGGGATTTGGCCCATTCAATATATCCGAATGCCGCTGCCGTTTTAGGTCTCCATTTCTCTGGAGTAAGAAGTTTGAGATTGAGCCATTTAACAACATCTGGGTCTTTAAGCCATTCGCGAATTATCCACGATGTAAAGGCGGCGCACCATGGCCAAGCTGCTGGTTTTAAGGTAGTTGCAGATTGGTATTCCCGAATCTTGGCTCCTTTATTGTTCCCACCAACCTCTTTGACTCCGACTTGAGACAGTGCAATCTCAACGAGTCTTTCGATTGCGGGGCTTTCTTTTTTTTGGGGTGCTACTGGAACGCTCGGCTCTGGCGCGGAGTTCGTCTTGGATTCGGACGGCAAGCTCGGCAAGGACGGCGCTTGGCCATCTTTTGATTCTAGCCCAAGTAGTTTCAGGATCAATTGCCACACGGCGGCATTTCTCCAATCTACCATTTGCAGACTCGTTTGCCAATGTCCCAATTCCTAGAAATCCGTTCCACCTCGGACTCCGATGGTGATGGAAGTTTTTCCATCATCGCCCCGCTTGACTTTGGTGAAGAATCGGATGGAACTGAATAAACGGACAAGGAAATTTCTGCGATCTTCTTTGGGAGGGACGGGGACGAGTATTGCTTTGAGGACTTCATGGGAAAGAGGCTTCACAGACGTTTCTTGCGGCTACAGGCGGGCTTGCGGGCTGGTTTGCGGGCAGCAGGCACCTCAATAGCCCTACGGACTTCAGTGTAGGTTACAGGCCCAGCCACGCCATCCACATCTGTATTGACCAAGGCTTGAATCTTTTTGACTCCTTTGACTTGCATCTCATTGGTAACGTAATTAACAATGGAGAGAATAAGGGCAACAACAAACCCTGTAAGACTGACCTGATCAACAGATTCAGCCAACTTGGGATCAATCATGGCGAGCTTAGAAACAACCGCCGCCACAGCCATGGCGATAAGCGGGGTGATGATGCCGCCAGATTTAGAGACCAAAAATGCTAGGATTTTATCTTTCATTTGATTATTCTTCCACCTTCACACGCTGAACCGCCGATTCAATCGTAAAACGAATCAAGGACTCGGAAGCATCGATACCATTACGAAGAGCCGCTTGGGTAAGCTTTTTAACAGCAGCCTCTCGTTTTTGCGACCCAGTTTTGCTGGAGTCGGCCAACTCGCGGACGATGTCCAATGCGAGAGGAAGGAGAGATGCGGCGGCATCCACGAAGAGTTCACGAAGGATGGGAGCATAGAAACTCCAGATTTTGGCGGGAACCCCGAAGATGTAAGTAAGGAATGATTTCATAGGTTTTAAAGCTAGACTAGAATCCTTTGGATTTCAAGTAATCTTCGATTCTTTTTGTGCGCTCGTCAATTCGGGCCAAGGTCTCGCTGCGGGTTTGGTTCTCTTGATTCATTAGGTCAATCCGCGCATCCTGTTTTGCATCATTGGTTTGTATATGTCGCATCTGCTCTGGCAAGACAATCCACCCATTGAGGGCCGAAAACAAAGTAATCATCAAGGCAACCCCCGCAATCAACTCGCTCATCGTGAGCTTCACGCCTCTCTCAAGTCCCCTCCTTCTTGGTATTTCTTCGATGCTCATAGTGAAGTAATAATGGAAGCCACTTGATAGCGCCAAGGCCAGTCGATATAGGTGGCTAAGTTTGCGGGGTTGGCTGTGTCTCCGCGATAGGCAGCGGCAATATGCCCCAAAGCTTGTCTTTCATTCCATTGGATGAGTCCAGCCCCCGACACCGAAACAGCATCATAAATAGCCTTCCAGACATAGTTCTTAGGAAGAGAGATATACGATGCCTCATCCAATGGTGCGCCTGCGGCTACGGCGATCTTAGCCCAGAGATACTGTTCTGGGAGAGTGTAGTAATCCGCGACCGACCCCGAATACTGAATATTAACCAGCCATTGGGCCAGCATCATCCTTCGGGGCTGATCCGCCGCCGAAGCAAACACCGCATCTAAAGTAGGGAGAGCCATAGCCTATGGTCTCCGTCCTTTAAGCCATGCCCATGATACGCTCACCCATGCCAGCCATAGGAGAAGCTGCTTCCATTTCGTCAGCAGCCTCGTCCTCCATCTCGTCTTCGTCTTCGGCCTCTTCAGCCGCAATCTCGACGCCAGCCAACATAGTGGGAACCAGCGAATCTCCGTCAACACGGAAGGTCACAAGCTCTTCAAAGGTGTCGCCATCAG